GTTAGACCCATTCAGGATAGTGAGCTACTGATATGGGTATCCGCAGCGGCACATTGCGCAAGCGCGTACAGCTACAACAGCGCGCCACCACGCAAGACACATTCGGCAGCCAGTTACAAAGCTGGACAACAATCGCCACCCTGTGGGCAGATATTGAAATACTCAATGGCCGAGCACTCATGGCAGCTCAGGCGGTCAATATAGAAATCTCGCACACCATTACCGTGCGCTATCAAAGCCTGTTCTACGACCCAAAAGTCGTCGCGGCTTACCGTATTTTGTACAACAACCGCATATTCAACATCCACTGGATGGAAAACGTCGAAGAACGCAACGCAATCGTCGTGCTGACAGTATCCGAGGGTCTGAACAATGGCTGATCTAGCTCACATCAGCGGGCTAAAAGAGCTAAACGACGCGCTCACCGAGCTGCCCGAGCGCATCGCAAAAAACGCACTCAGCGCCAGCGTATATGCAGCAGCAAAGATCATCCGTGACGAAGCAAAATCACAAGCCCCCGTGCACACAGGGGCAGTATCAGAAGGCCATCCGCCAGCAGGAACGCTGAAACGCTCAATCATCATGAAGCACATCAGCGAGAAATCCAGCAAATACAACCAGACATTTTACGTGCTAGTCAGACACGGCAAAAAATACCAGCGCCAGGGTAAAAAAGGCAACCTCAGTCAGGATGCTTTTTATTGGCGATTCATTGAGTTTGGCACTGCTAATATGCCAGCAAAGCCCTTCATGCGCCCCGCATTTGAAACCCAGAAAACGGCAGCGGTAGAAGCCTTGAAGAACAAGCTGGCTAGTCGTATCGAAGAAGAAGCAAGGAAGCTGGCAAAATGATAGAAGAAACACTGCAAGCAACACTCAGCGCATTAGTTGGTGGTCGCGTATATCCCATGGTCGCGCCAGATTCGCCAACCAAGCCCTACATCATCTATCAAAACATTGCCAACTCACCCAACAACACACTGGCCGACGGCGTACCCATAAACAACACCCGTATGCAGATAGACTGCTATGACATCACCTATGCAAACGTCAAGAACCTGTCTGCATCCATATCCGCAGCCATGGCGGCAGCTAGTTTTAGCAACATCCTGACCATGAATCAGGATTTATATGAGCAGGATCCAATGCTATACCGAGTTCAACAGGACTACAGCATCTGGTACTGATTAAAAATGGACATAAAGACATTTACAAATGAAAGCGGAATCTACTCGATTAAAAACATTGAGAACGGCAAGATTTACATAGGAAGCACAGTAAATTTTAGACAGAGAATCACAACACACCTGACAACATTACGCAGAAATATCCATAAAAACAAAAAATTGCAAAATTCATGGAATAAGCACGGCGAGTTATCGTTTGAGATAACCGTTATTGAGACGGTACGTGACAAATCATCGTTATTAACACGCGAGCAATACTGGATTGATAAATGCTGCTCAGTAGAACATGGCTATAACATCAATCCACTGGCATGTAGCTCTCGTGGTAGACCTTATACGGATGAACATAAAGCAAAAACAAGCGCAGCGACTAAAGCATGCTGGAAAAATCAGGAATATAAAGACCGCATTAGCATTTCCAGAAAATTAATGTGGGAAAGTACTGAACACCGCGAAAAGATAGCAAAAAACAGAACGCTAATTAGTAAAACATCAGAATATAAAGCAAAAATAGGCGCAGCATCTAAAGCCTTATGGAAAAACCCAGAATATAGAAATAATCTTATTCAAAAGAGAATATTGTTGTGGGAGTCACCCGAATACAGGGAAAAAATAGCAGAAAAAAGAGCCATTTTTATGAGTAGCCCTAGTTACAAGGAAGGGCATAGCAACAGACAAAAAGTAATTGGTTTGTACTCTAGAATTTCTGGATTTCCATACAGGACAGCAAAATATTTAGATGCAATGAAGTATCTTTTAGATCGTGATTTGATAGACGATCAAGGCCGTATAAAAGAGATGCAGCAACTCCAGGATAAATAAAAGCCCTATGCACTTGGATTTTATTTATTTTATTAACGCCCACATGAGTGGGTTTTTTTACGTATAGAGGATTAAACCATGTCACAAAGCTCAGCAATATCTGCACAAGGTAGTATCATACAAGTCGGCACCAGCACAGGAACCGCCAAAAACGTCACAGGCCTGCAATTAGGCTACCCTACGATCGTACTCGCTACAGCCCACGGCTTTAGCAACGGCGACGTAGTCACATTTGCCAGTCTGGCAGGCAACACCACGCTAAACGGCCTCACACAGGTCGTCAAGAACGTCACCACAAACAGCTTTGCGGTTGACGTCAACACCACAGGCGGCTCGGCATGGACATCAGGCGGTACCGCAACACCAGTGGTATGGACAAAAATCTCAAACGTGCACGACTTCAGCGGATTCGACGGACAAGCTGCCGAAATCGACCGCACCAACCTGGACAGCACCGCCAAGGAATTCGCGCTGGGTCTGGTTGATTCGGGTCAGTTTGCTATCAACGTAGACCGCGATATGAACGACGCAGGCCAGCAAGCAGTTGATGCAGCCCGTGTTTCAGGCGTACTCGAAACATTCAAGCTCACCCTGCCAAACGCAAAAACAGCCACATTCACAGGCTACGTTAAAAAATTCAGCATGCAAGGTGGTGTTGACGCAGTTGTCAAATCACAAATTGACATCCGCATATCTGGCGCAGTCACATTCGCCTAATTTTAATTAAGTAAAAAGGAAACCGCATCATGGCAATACTTAACAAAGACCAAATCCTTGCAGCACAAGACCTGCAACGTGAAACCATCGCCGTGCCAGAGTGGGGCGGCGAAGTTATCATCCAGCAACTTTCAGCCGAACAATCAGAAGCTTTGGTTAAGTCCAACAACGAAAACAGCGAAAACTTCGCCGTTGCCTTACTGGCGCTGTCACTGATAGACGAATCAGGCGCACCATTATTCACCACCGACAGCATCACCGACTTAAAGCACAAGAGCGCGGTTGTTATCGCCAATCTTGTCAAGGTTTGCACCAAAATTAACGGCCTGGATGCGGAAACCGCAGCAAAAAACGCCGTCCCGAGCGACTCCGTGACCTCCGAATCGCCGTTGCCTTAGGCTACAGAAGCGTAAGAGAACTCATGCGCGGCATGACAGCTGCAGAGCTGGCAGAGCTGCGCATGTTTCACGACCACGAGCCGCTCGGTGAACTCAGGGCAGATGCAAGGGCAGGCATGATTGCCGCCACCCTCGCCAACGTACACCGCAGCAAGGACAGCGAACCCTATCACCCGATAGATTTCATGCTGTACAGCACCAAACCAGCACAAGAACCCATCCTGCTGGATCCAGAAGCACAAAGCAAACTCATCATGGCCGCACTATTTGGCAAACATGATGAAAAATAAGGAGCCACCATGTCATCCAGCCTCGGCAGTTTAGTAGTTGAACTTTCAGCCAACATGGCACAGTTTCAAAGCGACATGGGCAAGGCCGCCCATATTGCTCAAGAAAACATGGCCAAAGTGAATGAGGCGGTTGATATAGCGAAAAAAGGGTTGGTTTTACTCGGCATGACAGCTGTCGCTGACAGCTTTATGGAGTCGATGAAAAGCACCATTGATTATGCCGATAAACTCAGTCTAATGTCGCAAAGTGCAGGGGTATCCGTTGAATCATTATCTGCGCTGAATTATTCAGCCAAGTTGAATGGTGTCAGTCTTGAGCAGCTAAGCGGAGGTCTAGTTAAGCTATCCAAAAACATGCTTTCAGTTGAGCAGGGTACAGGCAATGCTGTTCAGGCGATTGATGGTCTGGGTGTCAAAGCCAAAGGCGGTGCAGCAGCAGCATTTGACATACTCAATATCAAGATTGAAGCAAGCAAGGGGCATCTCAAGTCATCCGAACAGATAATGTATGAAGTCGCTGATCGCTTCCATGCAATGCAGGATGGGACCACTAAAACTGCGCTCGCTACACAGATTTTTGGCAAAACGGGTGCTGACTTAATCCCTATTTTAAATGGCGGAAGTGCTGCGATAAAAGCCAATAGTGAAGAACTAAAAAAGATGGGCGGTATCATTTCAACTGATATGGCAGCAGATGCTAATCAGTTTAATGACAATATAGATAAAATGAATACCGCTACACAAGGATTAAAACTAGCAATTCTTAATAATATCAGCAAGCCTTTAGTTGATATATCCAATGCCATGGTTGAAGCTGCTAAGGATTCCGGAACATTAATGGCTCTTTGGGTTGGGATGGGTGGGGTTGCAGCTCACGCTTTTGGTTTGGATGAAGCCAGCAAGGCACAGGCAAAGATTGATGAGCTTAAACACTCTATTGAAGTTGCGCAGAAACAATTTGACGCGGGGACATTTGCGCCCAAAAATACCAATGATCATTTCTTCAAGTTCCTCGTCCCAGATGTAAAATTAGGGGAGGAAGCGCTCAGCAAATTAGGGCAAAGACTCACTATAATGCGGATGGAGCTGTCAAATCTAACACCAGATTCCGTTGTTAAACCGCCAAAAAAAGACGATGCAGAAACAGATGAACAGAAACGTCAAGCCTGCCTTATTACTAGCGGAATTTGGGACGCGAAGAGCAAGACATGTAAAACACGCCCAGCCACATCATCCGCCGACGACCCAAGCAAAGCCCTGCTAGCCAATGCGCTAAAAATGGATGAGGCGGCAATCAGCCAGCAAGCCGACATCCTTGCCAGCCGTAACAAGATGATAGATCAGTACAACAGCGATAACCTGATTTCAATCAAGGATTACTACGCCGCCAAAAAAGCCGCGCAAGATGAAAACATCAGCGCCACACTGGCATTGTATGACAAGGAGATCACCGCGCTAAAGGCACATTCGGCCAACGCTAAAAAAGCAACCGATAAAGCCGAAGACACAGGCAAAATCAACGAACTATTAGCCAAGAAATCCAAGCTCGAGCAGTCGGCAGCCGAAGCAGCCCTGTATGCAGGCATGCAAGAATCTAAAGCCATGAAAACACTGGCCGACCAGCTCGGCACAGTGAACGCTCAGGTGCTTGAGCTCACAGGCCACCTGCACGAAGCTGCTGTCATCCGCTTCGACCAGCAAAACCAATCACTCAAAGACCGTTTTAGCGCAGAAGGCAACGCGAATGCACTAGCACAACTGGAAACGCTTAAAAAATACAGTATTGCACAAGCCGACCTGAACAAAATTACAGAAGACAGCAACCTGATTAAAAACGCCGCCGCCAACGCAGAAGCCCGCATCAATATCGCGCAAAAGGCAGGGGCATTATCAGAGCTAGGCACGTTGAGCGCGTTGAGCAAAGTCAGGATGGATGAAGCCGCTCAACTTGAGGGATTGTATAAACAGTACAAAAAAATAGCAGATGAAAGCGGGAATAAAAAACTTATTCAGGACGCTGATGACGTAAAACTGGCATTAGAAAAATTAAAATCAGAATCCGATCTTGTTGGGCAACGCATTCAATCCGTATTTACTAATAATTTTGCAAATGCTTTTACAGAATTTCTTTCTGGAACAAAATCCGCATCTGATGCATTCAAATCATTTGCGTCTGGCGTAATACAGGAACTATTGCGAATAGAGGCACAAAAATTAGCGCTTAAACTATTTGCAGGGATGGATGGATCTGGCGCTGGCGGTTCTGGTTTGTGGGGTTCAGCAATGTCTGCTATAGGCGGCCTCTTCAAAGCCGACGGCGGTAACGTAAACAATAACTCGCCCTACATCGTCGGCGAAGCAGGCCCTGAGCTGTTCGTCCCTGGCGCGTCAGGCACCATCATCCCCAATCATGCCCTGGCTAACCAGCGCAGCAACAGCGGCAGCGAAGCAGGTCACACTTACATCACCGTGCACGTTAACGGCAGCAACAACGCCCCCGACGTGCGCCGTTCAGCAGGACAAGGCGCACGTGAGGCACTGGCGGCATTAAGTGGCGCGCAGCGTTACGCTTGAGGATAAAACATGGCTGAATTTTTAGAAGAGCGACTCCCGACAGGTGTGCGTATGGGGGCAAGCTATGCCGACGAGTACAAAGTGGAAATCACCACCACAGCCAACGGCAACGAAAACCGCAAGCTGATCCACCCGTTCCCAGCCCGCACCTTCGTT